CATTTTTAAGCCTTGTATATTTCCTTCGGGAAATATACAAGGGAAAGGTTTTTATGGATCCAATTACATCTGCTGCTTTAATTACTGCTGGTTTGAATTATGTTGGCCAGTCTAGTGCTAATGATGCTAATCGAGAGATTGCTTCTCAGAATACGGTTTTTCAAGAGCGTATGTCTAATACTGCCTACCAAAGGCAGGTTAAGGATTTAGAAGCTGCTGGTCTAAATCCTATGCTTGCTTATGTTAAGGGTGGTGGTGCTTCGACTCCAACTGGATCGATCACGCATGTTCAGAATCCTTTTGCTTCTTCTGCTTCTGCAGCGGAGTCCGCTGCTCGTTCTTATTTAACTTCTAAACAAGCTACTAAGACCGAGGCTGAAACCGAGAATGTTGGTGCTGATACTATTCAAAAGCGTGCTAACACTTTGTACCTTCTTGCTCAAGAGAAGGTTGCTGGCGCTACCGCTGATGAGAAGCGTGCTCATATTAATTATCTTGAACATCAAGCTGAAAAGATTGGTGCCGAGGTTAAGAATATTCCTATTGAAGGTGATCGTTTAGTGGCTGCTATTAAGCAGTTGCAAGCATCTGCTGTTAATCTTTCTAAACAGAGTATTACTGAAGAGCAGCGTGCTGCTCAGATGGAGGCTTTGGGTATTAAGACTTTGATTGAAGGTGACTTGTTAAGTCTTGAAAAGTCTGCTATTGATAAAGCCGAGAATTTTGGTAAGGAATTTGGACAATTCAAACCTTTGGTTGATTCCATAATTTCTATTGTTCGTATGTTAAAGCGTTAAGGATTTTTATGAAGTTTGTTTCTGCTTATGATAATTTTGATGATGTTTCTAAACAAACTGGTTTAAATTGTTTAGATAAGTCTTTGACTCAACAACAATTTCGTGAAGAATCGGATATTAATTTTATTGTTGAGCGTTTTATGAAGACTGGCCATATTCCTAATCCAGTCTCTATGCCCCAGTATATTGATTACGAGGGCGTTTTTGATTTTCAGTCTGCTATGAACGTAGTTCGTCAGGCTGATGAGAACTTTATGCGTATGGACGCAAAAGTTCGTTCTAGATTCCATAATTCTCCACAAGAATTTTTGGAATTTTTCGCAGATCCTGCGAATGCTGATGAGGCGGTTCGCCTTGGTTTGGCTCTGCCAAATCTTAAGGAGAGTCCTCCGCAGCCGGCTGAATAGCCGCCATGGCACAGTTTTCTACTTGATGTAACTGTGCCTATTGACACCTTTTCTGTCTTCTGTTCTACTGGAGTAACTATGAAACCTCTTCACCGACACAATGCCAATAAGCGCCATAGCGCTGCTGTTTTCAAACGTAACATTTCAACTACCAAGTTGGTTAACGTCACCGCAGGTCCTATGCGGGGCGGAATTCGTTTGTGAGCCTAGGTGTGTACATCTCTTTGGATACACCCAAATCACGGACCTACAAAGTGTGGTCAGTGCATAGAGTGTCGTTTAGCCTATTCGAGAGAATGGGCTATTCGTATAACCCACGAGCAACAGATGCACAAGGTGTCTTGTATGCTCAACCTCACATATAACGATGATTGGTTACCTGAACATGGTCAACTCTATAAAGACGATTTACAACGATTTTTTAAGCGTTTGCGTAAAGCAGGGTTTAAGTTTCGTTACGTGGCTTCGGGCGAATATGGAGACTTGTCTCGACGACCTCACTTTCATATTGCACTCTTTGGCTTGGATTTTTCTGATGATCGTAATCGTTTTGGCACTGCTTCTGGTGGTGATCCAACCTTTACATCCCCTGTAATTTCTAAGTTATGGAATAAAGGTAATCACTTGATTGGTACTCTCAATTTTGAGTCTGCAGCATACATTGCCCGCTATATCTTGAAAAAGATTAAGGGCTTGCAAAAGCCTGAGCCTCTTTATGTTTGTGATGCTACTGGTGAAGTTGTTTTGCCTAATCCCGAATTTCTTCTTATGTCCAAGGGAATTGGACGTTCTTGGTTTAGGGATTATTTCATGTCGGATGTATTTCCGCATGCTTCTGTCATTACCGTTCAGGGTACCAAAGCCCCTGTTCCACGTTTTTATAAAACTTTATTAAAGGAGGTTGGGTCCGATCTTGCTCTGGACATGCAGTATAGATCTTCGGTTAGAGCCGAATTAGATCTTGAACGTAAAGCTTATGAGAACACACCAGTTCGCAAAGCTTCTCGTTCTCTCGTTAGCTCTTCTAGAGCTTCTCTTTCAAAACGTATAATTTAAAGGTCATTTTTATGTTGTTATTTGTTGTTTCTGTTAAAGATCGTGCTAGCGATTTGTTTAACCGTCCTTTTTTTGTTCCTCACCGTAATGTTGCGGTTCGTGATTTCACTGATGAAGTAAATCGTGTTGCTGCCGACAATCATTTGAACAAACATCCTGACGATTTTGATTTGTATTTGTTGGGTGAGTTTGATGATAATAAGGGTGAGTTTTTTAATTTGACTCCTCAAGTCCTTGTAAGGGCTAAGGATGTAATTCAATCTTGATGACCCTTGCACCCCTTCGGGGGTGCTTTTTTTTAATTTTTTGGAGATTTTTATGTTTCACAATAAATCGGTTGATGCACATAATTTTGCAATGGTCCCACGTGCTGACATCCCCCGTTCTAGATTCACTATGCAGAAAACTCTTAAGACTACTTTTGACAGTGGTTATTTAGTTCCTATCATGTGCGAGGAAGTTCTTCCTGGAGATACTTTTAATGTTAATGCAACAATGTTCGGTAGATTGGCAACACCAATCTTTCCGGTTATGGATAATCTCCATTTGGACTCGTTCTTCTTCTTTGTTCCTAATCGTTTGGTCTGGAACAATTGGGTTAAGTTTATGGGGGAACAGGATAACCCTGCCGATTCTATTTCTTACTCTATCCCTCAACAAGTATCCCCAGCTGGTGGATACGCTATTGGGTCCCTACAGGACTACCTTGGTTTACCGACTGTTGGTCAGGTCACTGCTGGTAGTACGGTTTCACATTCGGCGTTACCTACCCGCGCCTATAATTTAATTTATAACGAATGGTTCCGAGATCAGAATTTGCAGAATTCTCGTACTGTTGATCTTGGTGATGGACCTGACGCTACTCCTTCTACTACTTACGCTATTGTTCGGCGTGGTAAGCGTCATGATTATTTTACTTCCGCACTTCCTTGGCCTCAAAAGGGCGGGACTGCTGTCACTTTACCTTTAGGTACTTCTGCTCCTGTTATTTCTAATAACGTGGCTCCTACTTTTACTGGTATTTTGGGTGGTAACCCTTTGAACCAAAATTTATTTGCTCCAACTGGTTCTAATAACGTTCAATATACAGGTACTGCAGCTTCGGGTGCTAATACTTTAAAGTTTGGTAATGCTACTGGTTTGGTTGCCGATTTGTCGGCTGCTACTGCTGCAACTATTAATCAGTTGCGTCAGTCTTTCCAGATTCAAAAGCTTTTAGAGCGTGATGCTCGTGGTGGTACTCGTTATACTGAGATTTTGCGTTCTCATTTTGGTGTTACTTCACCAGATGCTCGTTTACAGCGTCCTGAGTATCTTGGTGGTGGTTCTACTCCTATTAATATTTCTCCCATTGCTCAAACTAGTGGTACTGGTCAGACTGGACAGACTACACCTTTAGGTAATTTGGCAGCTATGGGTACTTACACTGCTCACAATCATGGGTTTTCACAATCATTTGTTGAGCATGGTTATGTTATTGGTGTTATTTCTGTTCGTGCTGATTTAACTTATCAGCAAGGATTACGACGTCATTGGAGTCGTACTACTCGTTATGATTATTATTTTCCTGCATTTGCTATGCTTGGTGAACAAGCTATTTTGAATGAGGAAATTTACGTTACTGGTACTGCTACTGATCAGAATGTTTTTGGTTATCAGGAACGTTGGGCTGAATATCGTTATATGCCCTCTGAGATTACTGGATTGTTTCGTTCTACCGCTGCGGGTACTATTGACCCATGGCATTATGCCCAGCGTTTTACTGCTCTTCCTACTCTTAATTCTTCTTTTATTGAAGACAATCCTCCTTTAGCCCGTAATTTGGCTGTGGGTGCTGCTGCTAATGGTAAGCAGTTTTTACTTGATGCGTTTTTTAATATAAATGCAGCTCGTCCTCTTCCCATGTACTCAGTGCCTGGACTCATCGATCATTTTTAAGCCTTGTATATTTCCTTCGGGAAATATACAAGGGAAAGGTTTTTATGGATCCAATTACATCTGCTGCTTTAATTACTGCTGGTTTGAATTATGTTGGCCAGTCTAGTGCTAATGATGCCAATCGAGAGATTGCTTCTCAGAATACGGCTTTTCAAGAACGTATGTCTAATACTGCCTATCAAAGGCAGGTTAAGGATTTAGAAGCTGCTGGTTTAAATCCTATGCTTGCTTATATAAAGGGTGGTGGTGCTTCGACTCCAGCTGGATCGATTACGCATGTTCAGAACCCATTTGCTTCTTCTGCCTCTGCAGCGGAATCCGCTGCTCGTTCTTATTTAACTTCTAAACAAGCTACTAAGACTGAGGCTGAAACTGAAAATGTTGGTGCTGATACTATTCAAAAGCGTGCTAATACTTTGTACCTTCTTGCTCAAGAGAAGGTTGCTGGTGCTACTGCTGATGAGAAGCGTGCTCATATTAATTTCCTCGAACACCAAGCTGAAAAGATTGGTGCTGAGGTTAAGAATATTCCTATTGAAGGTGATCGTTTAGTGGCTGCTATCAAGCAGTTACAAGCATCTGCTGTTAATCTTTCTAAACAGAGTATTACTGAAGAGCAGCGTGCTGCTCAGATGGAGGCTTTGGGTATTAAGACTTTGATTGAAGGTGACTTGTTAAGTCTTGAAAAGTCTGCTATT